TTCACTAGGCGGGCAACCGGCCTACTCAACTGGTTGCGACACTACTAACCTGCTACTGAACACGGCTTTACCATGACCACCAACTTTGTTTGGAGTATCAACACCCTTGATCGCGAAACCAACGACGGCTTCGTGTTTACCGCTCACTACACCGTGGACGCCAACGACGGCACCTATTCTGCTGGTGCATACGGCAGCATCGGCTTTCAACGCCCCGACAACTTAATCCCGTACAACCAGCTCCAAGAAAACACCGTGATCGGCTGGGTCAAGGAAGCCCTTGGCGGCGAGGAGAAAGTTGCCGAAATCGAAACCGCCCTCCAGAAACAACTGGACGAGCAGCACGCACCAACCAAAGCCGCCGGCGTTCCTTGGGCTAATTGATCACGGCAGACAAAGCAAGTAACCTGTATCTGCAGCATCTTTCGTCATGATTGAAGTTTTTGCAGCCGTAGCTGGCGCTTCTATTTCAGTTGCGGCGATGGGTGCTATGGGTTTTTCACGCAAATCTGATGAAGCGCGCGATGCTGTCATCAGGCTTACTTCAGCAGTAGAGCATATTGCCACTCAGCTAGAAGTGCTGCATACAGACATCAAGGAAGATCGAAAGGAGTTCTTCTCTCGTCTTAATACCGTTGAGCAGCGAGTCTCTAAGCTGGAAGTACAGCCACAAGTTCGCTGATCATGGATCGATTTGCTGACTACATCGCTCTAGTCGTTGCTATCCACGGCGTTGCGTTGATCGTGGTCAATCTGACGCCAACCCCAAAAGACGACGCAGCGCTGACTGCTGCATCCAAGGCAGTCGTCAAGATCTACAGGGCTATTGAGATCCTTGCTGGCGTGATCACTCCATTTGTCAAACGATGATCAAACTATCGGATCTGTTTAAGTATTACAAGCACGGTACGCCGCATCAAATGGCGGCAGTGTCCGAGCTTGAAGCAGAGTTGATGAAGGTAGCGCCGCAAGTATTTGATCGCAGCCAAGCATGGTACAAGACCTGGCAGGCTGGCGGCAAGTTGCATAATTATGACGCAGCGGTAAAACTCATTAAAGAGTTTGAGGGCGTGCATCTCAGCGCCTATCCTGATCCGCTGCATGGATGGGATGTGGCAACCATCGGCTACGGCACCACGCGCTACCCAGATGGCCGCAAGGTGCAACGCGGTGACAAGATCACTGTGATTGACGCCGATCAATTGCTTGATGTTGAAGTAGAGCGCATTGCGGAAAAACTGCGCACTAACGTGCCATTTTGGAGCGGCATGAGTGGCAACAAGCAATGCGCGCTGATCTCCTTTGCTTACAACCTTGGCGCTGGCTTTTATGGCAGTGCTGGCTTTGAAACCATCAGCAGATGCTTGCGGGATAAGGATTGGGCAGCAGTGCCAGCCGCAATGGAGCTGTACCGCAATCCAGGCAGCGCCGTAGAAGCCGGGTTGCTGCGCCGCCGTCGCGCTGAAGGTCGCCTATGGGCTGGTGAGCAGCAACAAGCACCGGCTAAGCTCAGCCCCGATAGCGCATTCACTGCGCGCATCACGCCACACGTGCAGCTTGGTGAGTTTGCATTATTCCAAGAAGTGCGGCGATTTGATCATCAATATCAACTTGACACGGCAGCAGAGCTAGCGGCATTCCTTGAGCGTGCACGTGTCAAGTTTGGCGGCAAGCCTGTTGTGATCACAAGCGGCTATCGCCCGCGTGCTATCAATGCATCAGTTGGTGGATCGAGTGGTAGCGAGCATCTATACGATGCGCCTAGCGTTGGTGCGGTTGATTTCTACATCCGCGAGGTCAACATCAATCATGTGCAGGATTGGTGCGACGAGCAATGGCCATATTCACTCGGCTACGGCGCACCTAAAGGATTTGTGCATTTAGGGATGCGACGCGGCAGACCAAGGGTACGATGGGATTATTGAAGTCACTGCGTGGATCATTGCATTGATGGCGCAAACCTCGTACCAAAACGCAGTGCAAAACATAGATTTAGGCAAGAAATCTTTGAAGCATGGCAACATCAATGCGCTTATTGCGGCGAGTCAGCAGACACGTTGGATCACGTCAGGCCACGACATAAAGGCGGCGCAACAGTAGCCACTAACTTAGTGCCAGCGTGCCGTAACTGCAATCGCCGCAAGGGCAGCGAAGAATGGCAGCAATGGTTTAATCGGCAGGATTGCTATCTGCTAGATCGGGAACTTGCGGTTCTACGCTGGATTCAAGCATCTGATGATAGAACACTTTAGCCTGCCATTCCTGCTGGTGATCTTTGCACATCCCCGCTAGGCATACTCTCCAAATGTTCCCTACTTTCTTTATCGTTGGCGCCAAGTGGGGTGCCTGCCAGCGGATTGCCTATTAGCATACGAAGCCGATTGATACCACGTAATTGAAGCTGGCACATGTGGCCACGTGATAAACCCATGCGTTGCTCTAGCTCGTTCCAAGGCACTGGGTTTCGGCTGTTGCGTGCGTAGATAATTTCACGAGTGCGTTCATCTAGATATTGCTCGCAATGATCACGCAGCATCTCAAGCTGCCAATCATATTCAACGTCATATTGCTTTTCATCTGCAATAAGATCCAGGATGTTAGATGTATCTTCTTGCGTTGGCTTGTCAAGACTAGTGACGCGATACGCTTGCCGAAGTGCATTAGATATGACTTCAGGCTTTACCTCAAGCATGACGGCAAGCTCCGACATGCTCGCAGTGCGGCCATGTTCCTGCGCAAATAACTGCGCAGTCTTATTCAGCTTGACCAGCATCTCGTGAATGCCGAGCGGCAGTCTGATGATCGGGTCATATTGCACCAATGCGCGGCCAATGGCTTGACGGATCCACCAGTATGCGTAGGTGCTGAACTTATAACCACGGCTGTAGTCAAATAGTTCTACAGCACGCGCAAGCCCGATGTTCCCCTCTTGGATCAGATCAAGCATCTCCAGTGTCTGATTGTTGCGCTTGCTGTATTTGCGGGCTACATGCACCACAAGCTGCAAGTTGGACTGCATAAATCGCTGGCGGGCGCGTTCGCCACTGCGCAACTCGCGGCGTTCCTGAGTGGTCAAAGGTCTTTCAAGATCCTTTAGTTCTTTCCACTTTGCGACGCGGCGGCCAAGTTGTATCTCTTGTTGCGGTGTCAAAAGTGGATAACGAGCGATACTGTTTAAGTAGTCGCCAATGGCATCAGACATGGGAAATCCGTTAGTTCATACAATGGAAGCACAATTTCACGGCGCTGCCAATGCCGCGCAGTTGCGTGCGTTACATGCTGCAGCAGATTGGGGTGGATTGTTGGAATATGCGCTGCTACTTGCTGAGCAAGAAGCAAGCCAGCGGTCTCAAATCCACTGGCTAGTACAGGAAGCGTCGGCAGCGCTGCGAACTGGCCTAGAGCAGTGGCACCTAGATGCCGCTGAGGAACTGCTTCGAGGCCGTCGTCGTGATGTCTGAGTTGTAATGGCCTGTGACGCTGTAGCTAGTCACCGGCTGCTGGCTCATGCGGAAGAACACCATCTGCCCGATCTTTAAGCCAGGCCATAGCGGCAGCGGCAATAGCTGGCGACTGTTCTTCAGTTCCAGCGTCAGCACGCTGCCATGCCAGCCCGGATCGGCATAGCCGGCGTGCAGGTTTTCGTAGCCTTCCCGTGCGCGGCTGGACTTGAGAAAGAACAAGCCAGCAATGTTCTCCGGCATGTTGAACACCTCGATGGTCTGAGCAAGGATGAATTGCCCAGGCTTCAGCTCGTACGGATTCTCTGCCGTGCGTCCTGCAATGCTGAGCGGCCGCATGTTGAGGTTTTCGGCGGACTCGATCATGATCGTGTCACCAAGCCGTAGGTCAAGGCTGGCAGGATTGATCAATGCCTCGTCGTAATTCGGCACCATGCCGTCGGTGCACAGCGCTTTGATCTCGTAGTCGCAGAGGATTGTCATTGGTTAAGTGGGTAGTGGGCTTGACTACTGGGCTTCAAGCTCGGTGGCTTGGGGCGGCGTGAGGTGCGGAATTCTTGAGCAAGCTCGGGGTCAGCATTGAGCCACTCACAGCACGCCTCCAGCTCTTGGTCGCTGCCCCATTGGGCGGCGCGAGTAGCAATGCAATGAATGCGGTTGGTAGCAAGCTCGGCTTGGTCAAACCACTGTTGCACCAGCTCCGGCGGTGGGGTGATGGGGTGTTGTTGTGTCATGCCTGCTGCTCTGCATTCTTCCAGCGTTTGCGGCGCACGATGTCGCTGACGTGCGCCAAGCTGATGCCGTAGGTGATCGAGATGTCGAGCATGGTTTGGCCGCCAGCGTGCAATTGGCGGATCTCGATCGCGTTCTGCGGCGTCAGCACCGCAGTGCCTGGAATGTGGCCAGCCCTAAACCTGCTCATGATGCAATAGCAAACGACGCATGTACCAGTCAGCCTTGCCGTAATCTTCATCGGCATTGCCCTTGTGCTCAGCGCGCCACAAATACTTGATGACGTTGCCTTTGCAGTAAGCGCTGAATCCAGCATCACCAAGCGCTGCCTTGATGGCTTGGATGCACTCAATGTCGCCGTGCTTGTAATGCGGCGGATGGTTAATTAGATCGCTCATCTTGCATCAACTCTAGGAGTTCAAGAATGTGCGCGGCAAATGCCACGTGTGTCATCACTGCATGAGTGCCGGGATGGCGCCCGTAGGACGCCTCCCACCACTCCTTGAATGCAATCTCAAGTGTGGTTTGATTCATCAGAACACAGGTTCCTCGCTGGTGGTTGCTGCGCCGCGTGGCATGAATTCAAAGCGCTGGATGCTGAGCACATGCTTGCTGCGCTTGGCGCCGGTTTCCTTGTCGTTCCATTCTTGCCGGCGCACGGCACCGGTCACAAGGATGCTGTCGCCTTTTTTGAGCTTATCGACGATCAGCTCAGCGGACTTACCCCAGATCTCGCAGTCGATGGCGTTATTGATCCAGTTGCCGTCTTTGTCTTTACCTTCCTGGATACCACCAGCGAAGTTGGCAACCATGGTGCCAGATTCAAAAGCACGCAGTTGCGGGTCGGTAATGATGCGAACAATGCCGGTTGCGTAAAGGCTCATGTCAGTTCAGTGGTGTGATGCCATTGGCTTCTTCAAAAGCCAAGACTTGTGCAAGGAGATAGCGAACACGTGGCGTGCCAGCTGGTAGGCCAATGCGTGGTGCAGTGATGTAGGCAGGGCCAATACCGCGTGCACGCTGGTTTTTGATGGCGGCTGGCTTCAGGCCCCAACGTGCTGCCAGTTCGTCAGTGGTGAGAAAGGGTTCAGTCATCAGCAAATGGATCCTCAGTGGCAGGTGCTAGCTCAGCCTCTCTGGCCAGTGCTAGCTCCATGAGCTGCCGGTTTTGCTCATCGCTGAGATCAGGCTTGCGCTTATCCATGCGCGCTACCACCTCTTGCAGCTTGTCCAGCGTGTCAGCCTTGGCG